GCCCCTCTTACATAAGCCGATGAAAGGAGGGCTAACAGGTGATGAATAAAAATTGGGAATACCGCCGTGGCGATATATATTTGGCTGACCTGTCTCCGTTCTGCGGTTCTGAACAAGGTGGTGTTCGCCCGGTTGTTGTTATTCAGAACAACACCGGCAACCGACACGCCCCTACTCTGGTTGTGGCGACCGTTACAGCCAGAATCAGAAAAAAGACAAAACAGCCAACCCATTTTCTGATTAGAGATAACCCGGCTCTCAGCAGACCTTCCATGGTGCTGTTGGAGCAGATCAGAACCATTGATAAGCAGCGCATTGAAAGATATTTGGGTAGAGTTACCCGAAAAGAAATGTTCGGTATCAATAGAGCGTTGCTTGTCAGTCTGGATTTGAATACATCCTCTCGTCAGTAAAAACTATGGGCAGACCTGCCTTGGTGGGTCTGCCTATACTTTTGCCGATGAGGTTCCATGAATAACTCAGGAAGATTTTGGCAAGAATGATTAACGAAGGTGGTGATTGCAGATGACAAGAAGTGAAGCGACAAAATCTACAGCAGCTGAACAGCTGGTGGATATTCGAGATGTGAAAATTGATCGCTCTTTGCCGAGTGAGGAAAGAATCAAATCCTTTATCGAGCAGATTAAAAATCCTTACCAGTTCAAAGTAGGCAACACGGTTGTGAGAGTGTCGTTTGCAAATACGCAGAACACGATTACTGACAACTTCATCAACATGATTGCTTCTATGTAACGGATAAATCCGTTGGCAGAAATTGGCGAGATACTAATGCGGCGACAAACTGGATTTTCGCAGTCCGCTATGGTAACATAGCCTTGGACAAAATCATGCGAAAACTCCGGTTTGTTTTTTCAGCTTCGGACGATTAACAAACAGGAGTGGCGCACTATGCAAAAAATTATTGATAAGATTTACTATGCCGCCATCTACCTGCGTTTATCGAAGGAAGATGGCGACCTTTCTTCTGGCGAGAAGAAAGAAAGCAACAGTATCGCTAACCAGCGAAAGCTGATTGAAGATTATTTGAGCAGAAACCCTGAGATCACTTTGGTTCAGGAGTTCTGCGATGATGGTTATACAGGTGCTAATTTTGACCGTCCTGACTTTCAGCGAATGATGGAACAGGTCAAAACAGGAAAAATCAACTGCATCATTGTCAAAGACCTTTCCCGTTTTGGTCGTGACTACATTGATTCCGGCAGATACATCGAGAAGATTTTTCCGTCCCTGGGCATCCGTTTTATTGCCATCAACGACAACTACGACTCTGCACAGTCTCAGCAGGCAGGCAACGAAATCATTCTTCCGTTCAAAAACCTGATTAACGACTCTTATAGCAGAGACATTTCCATCAAGATTCGTTCTAACTTGGAGACCAAGAGAAGAAATGGCGAATTTGTTGGAAGTCATGTGGTCTACGGCTATCGTAGATCTGACGATGATAAAAACAAACTGGTCATCGACCAGACTGTTGCTCCGGTCATCCAGAGCATTTTCAGTATGAAGATGGATGGCTTCAGTCCTGCACAGATTGCAGACAAGCTGAATAAAGACGGTGTTCCGTCCCCTTATGAATATAAGAGACAGAGTGGTTCCAAATACCAGTCTGGTTTCAAAAAACAGATTCAGACCGATTGGGGCGCAAAAGCGATTTATCGCATTTTGAAAAATGAGATGTACATCGGCACTCTGGTTCAGGGAAAGACAACGACTCCAAACCATAAAATCAAAAGCAGAACCACAAAAGATGAAGCGGATTGGATGAGAACTGAGAACGCACATGATGCAATTATTTCTCCTTCCGTTTTCGATATGGTTCAGAAGCTCATGCTTGAGGACACAAGAAGTCCTTCGGGTGATGATTCTGTGCATCTGTTTTCAGGTAAGGTGTTCTGTGCTGATTGCCAGAGTACCATGACCAGAAAGAAAACCAAGTCCGCAGGCAAGGAGTATGTGTACTTTGTTTGCAATGCCAATAAGGTAGATCGCAAGGTATGTGATGCACACTCCGTAAAGGAACAGGTTGTTTACGAGGCTGCTCTTGCGGTTATTCAGGCACAGGTTTCTCTTGCCTTAAACTTGGAAATTGCCCTTGGGGAATTGAACGGTATCTCTTGGGAGCGCCGTGAAATGGAGCGTATTGCTTCAAAAATTACCAGACAGGAAGAAGTTATCGAACACAACAAGCAGATGAAAGCTCATGTGTACGAGGACTTCAAGACAGAAATGATTACCCGTGAGGAATACTTCATTTTTAAGGCTGAGTTCGACAAGAACATTCAGGAAGCCAAAGAAGCTATTTCCCGTCTGGTAGGTAATAGAAATCAAATCAGTTCCGGTCTCACGGAACAGCAGAACTGGCTTGCACAGTTCAGAGAATACGAAAACATTCAGGAACTGAACCGCAGAGTCGTAGTCAATTTCATTGATAGAATTGAGATTACCGAGGATAAGCAGGTTCATGTTGTTCTGAATAACGCAGATCAGTTCCAGGCGATTATGGAGTTCCTGGAGGAAGAAAAAGCGAAAGCCAATGCAAAGAAGGTGATTTCGTTCATAAGGGAGGTGAGCTAAATGGCAAGACCGTCAAAGCGCCGTCAACAGGCATTAGCCAGTCAGACCGTTGCTGCGGAACAGTTTACTGTTGTTCACAAGACTGCTATCTACGCTCGTCTTTCTCGTGAAGATAACCTGAATAGCTCTGATTCCATCGAAAATCAGCTTGCATTGCTCAATGAGTATGTAAGTAACCGCCCGTATCTGCAACTGGTGGGAACTTTTACTGACAACGGCTATACCGGAACGGACTTTGACCGTCCTGAGTGGCAGAAGCTGATGGAAGCAGTTCAGGCAAAAGAGGTTGACTGCATCGTAGTAAAAGACCTTTCCAGACTTGGACGTAACTATATTGAGACCGGTGAGTTCCTTGAAAAAATCTGTCCGTTCTTCGGTATCCGTTTCATTGCTATCAATGATGGTTTTGATACCGACACCGTAGAAGCAAGTGGTCAGCTTTCTGTGTCCCTTTCCAATATCATCAACGATTACTACGCCAAAGACATCTCTCGCAAGGTATCATCTGCCCTGAGAAGTAAGATGGAAAACGGCGACTTCATTGGTGCATGGGAAAAGTATGGATACCTGAAAGACCCAAAGAATAAGAATCAGCTGATTATTAACCCTGAGACTGCACCTGTCGTAAAGCAGATTTTTCTGTGGCGTAGCGAAGGTATGAGCTACATGGGCATCAATAAGAAGCTCAACGACAGCGGTGTTCTCTCTCCGGGGCAGTATAAAGCGAACCGTGGCATTGTTACGAACAACAACCAAAAAGACCGTGTTATCCTCTGGAACAAGCACATGATTACTGAGATTCTGAAGGATATTACTTATCTGGGTCATTTGGCTCAGAGAAAGGCTTCTCAATGTTTATATGCCGGTATCTCCTTCCATCGTACAGAGGAACAGGACTGGATCATCGTTGAGAATACCCATGAGCCTATTATTGAACAGGAATTGTTCGATAAGGTTCAGGCTATTAACAATGCTGCCGCTGAAAAGTCAAAGGCAAACAGCGGTAAGTATGACCACTTACCGAAAGCTGTAAACATCTATGGGAAGAAATTCACCTGTGCTGACTGTGGCTCCGTAATGAAACTCGTCCGTTCTTTCAGCACAAAGAAAGACAAGGTGTACTTTACCTTTAAGTGTCCGACCTATGCCGAGCATGGCACAAGAGCCTGCAATGCGAAGAAGATGCGTAAAGCAGACTTGGATGAAGCTGTTCTTTCTACCATTCAGGCACAACTTGACCTGTTTGTAGATATGCAGGACAGTCTGCATCAGTTGTTGGCTATGAAAAAAGCCATGGCGAAGCAGAACGGACAGAAAGATGAAATCAAGTCTCTGCAAAAGAAGCTCGACCACAAGAAAGGTTTATTCGGAGGTCTTTACCGAGATCTGCGTGAGGGTCTTATCTCTGATGAGGACTATGCACAGACCCGTGAAGTCATTCTGGGCGAGATCAAACGCTTGGAAAAGCAGTTGGCAGAACTTGAAGGAACCACGAACAGATTTGAAGAACAGCTCCGTGGTGAAAAGAAATGGGCTGAACTTGTAAAGAAATATCATCATGCCACCGAGGTTACTGCCGAAATGGTGGATGCAATGATTGTTTCTATGAAGATGAACGAAGATAGCTCCCTGAGTATTGAGTTCAACCACATGGATGAGTTTAAGGCTATCTACGATACTATCGACATTCTCAGAAAGGAGGTTGCGTAATATGAAAAAGTGCATTGGCATCTATCTCCGTCTTTCTCTGGAAGATGTGGACAAGAGAACCAACAAGGCAAAGGATGAAAGTAACAGTATTGCTGCACAGCGTCAGCTGATCCAGCGACATATCGAACAGAACCCTTACCTTTCTAATCTGCCGCAGATGGAGTTCTGCGACGATGGCTTTAGTGGCACGAACTTTGAGCGACCGGACTTTCAGAGGATGATTGACCTTATCCGTGCCGGTGAAATCCATATCGTGATTGTCAAAGACCTTTCCCGTTTCGGTCGTGACTATCTGGAAGTAGGCGACTACCTGGAACACATTTTTCCGTTCCTTGGTGTCAGAATGATTTCCATTAACGACCATTACGACAGCGAAAAGTATCTTGGCAATACCGCAGGTATGGACATTGCCTTTCGTAACCTGATTTACGATTACTACAGCAAAGACCTTTCCAAAAAGGTGAAGTCAGCTATGAGAACAAAACAGCGTAATGGTGGCTACATCACTTGCTGTACTTATGGCTACAAGGTTTCTCCAAAAAACAAGCATCAGATGGTTATTGACCCTGAAACGGCACCGATTGTACGCAGGATTTTCACTGATGTTATCGCAGGTAAATCCACCAGTCAGGTTGCCAGAGAGTTAAATGCCGAGGGCATCCCTACTCCGCAACAGTACAAAGGTGTTGCCAGAAGAAAAGACAGTCCTTCCAAAGCATTGTGGACACATAACCGAATACTGGATATGTTGAAGAATATCAAGTACACCGGTTGTATGGTGAATCACACTCGTGAGAGCATGGTGATCCGTGCGAAGTCCCAGCGCAGAGTTCCAAAGGAAGATTGGATTTACCATGAGAATGCCCATGAAGCCATTGTGACTACGGAAGAATTTGAAGCAGCACAGGCGGCTCTGCGTAAAGTCAGACCCCATACAAAGAAGAACAAAGAAAACTCATTTCCGTTCTATTGCGCCCATTGCGGTCGTAAGCTCCAAAGAACCTTTGGCACGGATGTCCACTTCTACTGCGTAACTCCGTATTGGGACACCGATGAAGAACCGTGCAAATCAGTCAGATGGGACAGGACGGATATTGAAGAAGTTGTTCTGGCTGCGTTAAAGGCTCAAATTGCCGTTATGACGGTCGAAACTGTGGGTAAGACCCAGAATACCATTTCCGAAGGAACCTTGCTCAGACAGCGTCTGAAGGTGCTTACAAGCGAGTTGGAAAGTGGTGATACCCAGAAGGTTCAAAGTTACCTTGACTATCGTGAGGGACGCATAACCAAGGAGGAGTTCATCGCTCTCCGTTCTGAGCGTGAAAAGCGTATGGAAGAACTGAAAAATCTGATTGCAGAAACAGAAGCTGCGTATGAAGATTTTCTTGTAAAGGAAAATCAGGCAAAGCAGGAACAAGCAATCGTTGAGCGTACAAGCTCCATGAATGATGAAGCTCTGAAAGAACTGATGTATGATGCAGTTGAGCGTATCAATGTCACGGACAATCAGAATATTGAAATCATCTGGAAGTTCGATGATCTGTTTGCAACAGCATAACAAAGAGCCAGTCGTAAACGGCTGGCTCACATCTTTGAATAAAATGTCGATTTTTGTCCTAAAATGACTCAATGAGTAGGACGGGTGTGAAAGCTCCGAAAGCTGAAGAATCCTTATATTTCAATGCTTTTCGGGGCTTCACAAAAAATTTTTGCACCTGTTTGACACAATCAGATGACCTCGGCAGAATCGTCATCCCCAAAGAAATCAGAAGAACCCTCCGCATCCGTGAGGGCGACCCCTCTCTGAAAACATTGACAGTGAGTGAACGGTACTTATGGGCAATGAGGACATTGTTGAAGCGTCTTGGATATTCATAATACTTTCAGAAAAATTAAATTTTCAAAGTTTTGAAAGCGGAGATATTGCATATACTGTTCACAGATAGTATAATAGCTACAAACAGGCGGTTTCAAAACTCAAAATTATTCTTATTTTCGAAAGCGGTGACAATATGAAGACCATCCTTAGGGCCAAGTATCTGGACAGGATCATTGAACTGAACGGTACTCCGGACATCAAAATTATCACAGGCATCCGCCGTTCCGGCAAGTCCAAACTGATGCAGGCCTATATCGAGTATCTGAAAAAGAATTTTGAA